TTTTGGTATTTGAACGGGTTAGTATATATGTAAGGATAAACGAACGGAAGTCCCTAGTGAGTTTATCCTTCCCGCTCGGCAGCCTATGGGGCTGCCTCGCAAGGGGGTAGCGAAGCGCCTAGAGGCGCTGAGCGAAGGGGGATTTTATTACGGAGGTTTTATATGGCTGCTAAGGGTGGTCAAGAGCACCATAATGTGGCTAAACTCCGAGAGGCTAAGGCCAAGGTATTAGATTTTGTCCGTCAAGGGTTAGACCTCCAGGATGCGATTGCTCGCTCTGGCAGGAAGCCTGACGTGATGAAAGACTGGCGCAAAGATGCCAAGTTCATGCGTGATTTGGAAGCAGCCAGAACAGAAGGCGAGCGCACCCTCAGCATTGTCACGGGGGATGCAAAGTTTAAGATAGGTTTCGAGGAGTTCTCGTCTGAGTTCTTAGACTCCCCTATCTTCCCCCATCACAGGTCCTGGATAGATGTCCTTGAGGGGCGCGAGCCGTCCTACCTACACCCTTCGATGACTTATGAGCCAGCCAGCCCTAAGAGATTGCTGGTCAATGTACCCCCTGAACACGCCAAGTCAACAGTCATCACAGTTAACTACTGCGTCTATCGAATTGCGATGGACCCGAATATCAAGATTACGATTGTCTCTAAGACTCAAGAACGCGCTAAAGAGTATCTCTACTCCATCAAGCAGCGGTTGAGCCACGAGCGTTGGTCAAAACTACAGGCTGTCTATGGCAGCAGTGGGGGATGGAAAGAAGATGCCGATACTTGGAAGGCTGATAGGATTTACCTCAGCCGCGACTCGACGGAGAAAGACCCGACAGTACAAGCCCTTGGTATTGGTGGACAGATTACAGGAGCACGCTCAAATCTCATTATCCTTGATGACGTTGTTACGACATCCAACGCACACGAATGGGAAAAGCAACTCCTCTGGCTCCAGCGAGATGTAGTTACCCGTCTTGGTGATTCTGGTAAACTGCTCATTGTAGGAACCCGTATAGCCTCTAACGACCTATACCGTGAGATTCGCAATGGCGACCACTGGACAAGCGGTAAGACCCCTTTCACGTATTTCTCTATGCCAGCGGTTCTAGAGTTAGATGAAGACCCTGAGAACTGGGTTACCCTATGGCCTAAAAGCCACATCCCTTGGGAAGGCTCGGATGAAAATATTCAACCTGATGAGAATGGCCTCTATCCTAAATGGGATGGACCAGCACTCTTTCGCAGACGTTCCGAAGTTAGTCCCTCGGCCTGGGCGCTTGTGTACCAACAGCAAGATGTCCAAGAGGACTCTATATTTTCCCCTGTATGCGTACAAGGTACAATTAATAGACTTCGAAGAAGAGGACCTCTAAAGCCTGGCTCTAACGGGCATCCTCGTGAATATGGGTCTTGGTATACCATAATGGGGCTAGACCCTGCTATGACGGGCAATACTGCTGCTGTTATGATGACAGTAGACCGTAACACTCGCAAGAGGTATATACTTGACTGCGTCAATATGTCAGACCCAACACCTCAGAAGATTCGCCAGTTGATTGAAGACTGGACTAACCTGTACCACCCACAAGAATTACGTATTGAAATCAACGCACACCAGAAGGCATACGCCCTAGATGATGACCTGCGTTCTTACTTGGCTTCTAACGGAGTCAGGTTCTCCAGCCAGTTTACTGGTAAGAACAAATGGGATACTGCATTCGGCGTAGCGGCTTTGAGTGGGTTGTTTGGTACTATGCGAAACAATGTACATCAAAAAGATAACTTAATAGAATTACCGTCACAGGATAACTCTGAAGGTATCAAGGCTTTAATCCAGCAACTTATAACCTGGACACCTGATACTAAAGGTAAGACTGACTGTGTGATGGCTCTCTGGTTCTGTGAACTACGTGCTAGAGAAATGATAAGTAATGCTAGTATCAACCAAAGCCACATCTCAAATAGATGGGCTACAAGAAGACAACTAGATAACCGTTACACAGTTAATGTGAACGATTATGAGTTGTCTATGTACGAATAGGACTATAATGGAATTTGATATCCACTCTATAGCGCGGCGCGTCGATAATATCAAGATGCGTAACTCTGACCGCGATGCGCGTATGTCGGATATCCTTGCTGTACGCAAGGGAGATATGGGTGAAATCTACCCAGACCTGTTCCCTGAAGGTATGGACAAGTCTATGGTTGCCAACTTCGTTGATGTTGCAGCGCGTGACTTGGCTGAAGTACTAGCACCATTACCATCTTTTAACTGTTCAGCAATGAACGTTAATAGCGATAAAGCCCGAGCATTTGCTGACAAGCGTACGATGATTGCAAACAATTACATCTATCACTCACGTCTACAGTCTCAAATGTACTCTGGTGCTGACTGGTATTTTACTTATGGATTTTTGCCAATTCACGTTGAGCCAGACTTTGAGGCAAACCTACCGCGTATTCGCGTAGAAGACCCTATGGGTGTCTATCCAGACTTTGATAGATTTGGTAGATGCGTAGCATACGCAAAACGTTACTATAAAACTATTGGTGAACTTGCAGTAGAGTATCCTGAGTACGCACCGTTCTTACTTGGACGTGATGGATTCAACCAAGATACAAACTCAATGGTTGAAATGATTCGCTATACCGATAAAGATGTTACTGTTCTTTATCTACCTAGCAGAAGTAACTTTGTTTTAAACGCAGCACCTAACCTTCTTGGTAAGATGACTGTCTACATCGCAAAGCGTCCTACAGTTGACGATGAAATGCGTGGACAGTTTGATGATGTACTCTATGTACAACTTGCCCGTGCTCGTTTTGCTAACCTTGCTATGGAAGCAGCAGAGAAGTCAATCCAAGCACCATTGGTTGTTCCATCTGATGTTGTTGACCTTCCTATGGGTCCAGATTCAATTATTCGTACTTCTAATCCAGCAGGTGTTGGTAGAGTAAGACTAGATATGCCACCAGCGGCATTCCAGGAACAAGCAGCCCTACAAGCAGAATTACGTTTAGGTGCTCGCTATCCTGAAGGTAGAACTGGTAACATTGATGCCAGCATTATTACTGGACAAGGTGTACAAGCACTACTTGGTGCTTTTGATTCACAGATTAAAGCAGGACAGACTATCCTTGGTGAAACACTAGAGGATGTCTTAAAAACGTGTTTCGAAATGGATGAAGTCCTTTTCGATAAAGAAAAGAATGTCAGAGGCACAGCGCAGGGTACTCCGTACGAGTTAAAGTACACACCAAGCAAAGACATTAAAGGTGACGCTTCTATTGAAGTACGTTACGGTTTAATGGCAGGACTTGACCCATCGCGCGCTCTGATTTTCTCTCTTCAAGCACTTGGTGCTGATTTAGTATCCAAGGATTTTATACGACGTGAATTACCGTGGAACGTTAACGTTTCTATGGAAGAACAACGTATTGAAATCGAAAAAATGCGTAGCAATCTAGCCGCTGCTGTAACAGCAACAGCCCAAGCAATTCCTGCTATGGCTGCTCAAGGTCAAGACCCATCTATGCTAATTCAAAAAATTGCTGACGTAATTGAACGTCGTCGCAAAGGGGACTCTATAGAGGCTGCTGCACTGGCTGTATTTACACCGCAACCCGCGCCTGAACAGCCTATGCAGGAAGAAACGGTTCCGCCAGGCACACAGGCTCCAGTTGAGACGCCTACGTCCCCAGTCGCTCCTGGCGCCTCTGGCGGAGCCCCTACTGCTCCTACTGACCTAGCAAGTATCTTGGCTGGATTAGCAGGCTGATATGGCTACTAAGAAGAAGCCAGTTAAGAAAGTCGTCAAGAAAATGACACGACGACCTAGAACAGTAAAAGAGCCAATTCTAACTAAGTTAGATTTCTGGGCTATTGCGACTAAAGAAGTTTATGATTCACTACGCAAAGCAGGTATGGACGAATCTACTGCTTTAGCATTTGCTATGGATAGGTCAAGTTATCCTAACTGGATAATTGACCCAACTGACCCAATTAAAAACCCACTGGATGATTTCGACGAAGATGAGGACTAAACTATGTCAATGCAAGACTTACCAAGTGGGCCAGCGCAACTATCTCGTAGAAATGATTTAGGTAACGTACAAAAAATTCAAAGAGAAGGCAAGAATATTGCTGAGGCTTCTGGCGGTACTTACGGACAACGTAAGGAACTAGGCGAATTATCACAAGGCGCTATTACTAAAGTAGCAGAACCTGCTCCCGCTAATCCTCTTGCTAACTCCTTACCTGCTATTGATTTAATGGCAGCAGGTCAAGAAGGAGTGCCACTTTCTGATGGCGCTGCTGGTGGTCCTGGTCGTGACCGTTCTGCTTTAATGACACCTGTTGATGACTTTAATCAAGGTGAGTTACTAGCCCGTGCTATGTATCTTGCTAATCCAACCCCACAACTTGCTAGAATCGTAGAAGCGTTTAACGAAGAAAAACGGGGCTAAGTAGTGGCTGAATTTAAACAACCTACTCTAGGTCCTGCTGCACAGGCTGTCTATAATAATAGTCAAGATTCTTTGCGCCGTAGAGTTGCTATTCAAATGAATACTCTGCAACCAGCAATGTATACTAACTTTGAAGAAATAGTTAATAGATATCCTGGTATGAGTAAAGACCTAGTAATGGCTATGGTTAGCCAAGGGCTTACGGTTAATACGCCTGGAATTGGCAAGATTGTATCTATGGATGGAATCTCGCAACTTAAAAACGATGCTTTAAACTTAGATAAAATCAAATCTACAGTTAAAAAAGACCGTGGTTTCCTTGGCGCTATCGGAGATACATTCCGTAATGCTATTTATGACCCATTTAAAGGCGCTACTCGCCTAACTTTTGCTGCATTACGTCATCCTTATGATAGTATTACTGCTGCAGTACGCGATATTTCAACTGGAAAGATGCCAAAGCCTCTTTACGGCAAAGAAACACAACTTGGAGCGTTACTTGCTGACACATTTGGTGGCAAACCAGGTGTAGATACAGGTTCTGGGTTCTTTATTAACCCTGAAAGCCGTGTTGGTAAAGACCAAGCCAAGGCTATGAGTGCTTATGGCAAAGTTTTTGGTGAATCTTTTACTATTGGACGCTTTGCTGCTAAATCAATAGGCGCAACTCCTGACCAGACTGCATATAAAGTGATGTCGGGACTCATTGATGCTACTTTAAACCTAGCAGCAGACCCTACAACCTATCTTGCTTTTGGCGCACTTGGTAAAGGTGCTAAAGAAAGCAAAAAGATTCGTGATATGGTTAAGGCTGCAGAGCCTTTTAACCAACCAAAGGCTAAGCGTTTAGAAGATTTAGATGCTGCAATTACTGGTTTAGAGCGTACACGTTATGATTTAATAAAGAAAAATACTAAACGAGTCGAAGATAGAGTTTTAAAGAAAGAACGTCAACTTCTCGAAGTTGAAAAACAAAAGTCTGATGCACTTTCTACAACTTTAGGCACTATTTTAAATGTTACTAAAATAAGCGGAGAAGGATTAAAGAAAAATCCTCTTGCTCAAGAAACACTATCAGTTGAAAATATCACAAGATATATTTCAACTAATGATAAAGTCCAAAGCGGAGAACTCGTAAGGGCTATTGGTAGACTTGGCGCAGATGCTAAGAATACTAAAGGATTTGCTGAAGGTAACATCATATTAGATGAACTACCTTCTGCTGGTAAACTCTCTATCGGAGCACACGGTCTTGATGAGTATTTTGTAACTGCTCTTACCGATGAACCTCTAGAGGTATTAGACCTTACTGCTGACTTAAGTTCTTTTACTGGTAAAGCATTTCAGGCTGAACAACTACGCCGTACTCAATTTTTAGATTCCTTAAAAGCGCTTGCTGATGATACAAGCATAGAACGTCCAATTAGAGATATCTTTGCTGATGTTACTAAACTATCGCAAGAAGATGTTATGTCTCTCAAGGGTTACGCTTGGGCTACGCTTTTTAGTGACCAACCAGGAAACTTTAGAACACTAAGTGATTTCTTTGTAAAAATTGGTGCATCTGGTAGCACTAAAGCAATGCAGTTGGCTTTTGATGAGATGTCTAAGATTTGGGACTGGGATGCTATTGCTAACGTACGTAGTATCTACGGAGAAACTGGTGGATTCTTACTAAGCGCAAACAAGCCATACTATGGAATTGTCCAAGCAGAAATTGGCAACGCGCTAGCAGAGATTGCTGACCCAACCAACCTTGGTCCTAATATGCTTAAATTAGTACAGGGACTTAAGACTAATGACGAGTCTGTTGCTAAGGCACAAGCAGACCTAGACAAGGCTATAGTTGAGCGCGATACCTTTGCCGAAAGAGTCAAAGAACTTGACATATTCCGCGAAGTGGCAAATCAAGATACTGCAACAGCAACTAGATTATTAAGTGACCCAGAGTACAAAGGTCTACGTGGAATCGTAGAAATTAATTCTGAGTTATCCGAAAAGAACATTCTACGCGAGTGGATAAGTAGCCAAGTTGGTCTTACTGATTACTTTGGTGGTAACTTAGCAGAAGACTTCTCTAAGCCACTTAAATGGTTACTTGGCAGAAACTTTTCTCGTATTGCTGAAATCGTAGCAAAAGAAACAGAACACGTAACAATACAACGTTTCTTTGGTAATAAACTTGAGTATGATACAGTTAAGGCTTTGACTGCTGCCAAGACTTCTGATGAAGTTCTAGCAACCTTCCTTTCAATTTTGAATCCTGATATGGCTGACCTTCAGGTATTTCGTTCTTTGTCACTACGTGCTCAAACTGGCATACTAGGTAATCCAGCAATGAAACTAGTTGACTCCTCAGATGTAAAACTTGTAAAGGTAGCAGAGAAGTTAGATAGAGTCTTTGGTAGATACTTTGTACGTTCTACCGCAGTAAACCTTGGTGACGGTACTAGAACCGTACAAGCCGTAGAGAACTGGGTAAGTTCTGCTAAGTTTAAAGTAGTTATTGGCTCTAAGGCTCAAGAAGCATTCATAGATGACCTTTTAGGCAAGTTATACAAGGCTGAAAGCGCTGTAGAGCGTGGTGCTATAATCGATAAGGGTATGGTCGATTTGACCAAGATGCTAGCAACTAAAATGGGCTTATCAGCAGACGAGGCTACAGAATTAGGAAAATTAGTCAAACTAGGTTCTTCTGAAAGAAATGTCGGAGAACAATATTCGACTATTCAACGCGCTATGGGCGAGACACCTACATTCATTCCATTTGCTGGAGATGAGCCTATTTCATTGGGAGCAGCAGTAGGGCTAGACCAGATGTTAAAAAGCACAGCCTTCTTGCCTGATAGCCAAGCAATTATGAAAGCGTTTTTACGCTATGAAAAATCTAAGTTAAGACACGGAACAAGAGCAACTAGAGCCCTAGCAGAAGAACTAGGCGATGTTTGGAGAACTGCTCAGTTAGTATTCCGTGTATCTTATATTCTTCGTAACATTGGTGAAATGCAGATGCGCCAAATGTTTTCTGGTCACGCTAGTATTTTTAGTCACCCATTCCAATTCATTTCTTTCGTTATGGCTACATCAGGTAAGACTGGTCCGCTTAACAAGATAGCAGAAAAAGTTGGAAGATACCAGTATGATGCTTTAGGCAACAAGTTCTTGCCTATGGATTTAACTGATGGCGATGTATCAGATGCCGTAAAAGGTTATCAACTACAAGTTGCTCGCAGAGAATCAGTGTCTGATTATCAGCAAAGCCGTAAAGCAGAGATATTTAAAGATTATAGTTTGGTAGATAGTACCTCCCCAGATTACTATGAAGGTCTATCGTTTGTATTAAATCGTTATTCAGTAGATGACTTATATCCTGCTGTGGCTAGACTTATGCAACTAGGTGATGAAGATGCAAAGAGGGCTTTTGCAACACGCCTTGTAAATGAATTTGATAAACCAGGAAACCCTATTCGGGATATGACCTTTGGTGCATTCGAAAAGAATCCAGGAATTAAAAGAATCTTTTTAATGGACCCAGAAAAGGCTCCATCTAAAGATAATCTAAATCTTGAAAACATTTTTAAGTATCTATTCGATGAGACACCTGGTAATGAAACTTATGCTAACCGCATTAAGGCTGTTGCTGGTAACGGTAGCGCCTCTAATATCATTATGGATATTATTGCTGGCGAAGCAAAGGTTGCAACTGAGGCTGGTAACTTTGTAACTCTTAAGTCACCTTGGTTGACTGGTGGAGTAAAGACTCCTGCTCAGTTAGGTATTCTTGAACAAAAATTTAAAAAAGTTTTAGAGAGCACTATCAAACGAGAAAACCTAACTAACTCTACAGTAATTGTTCAAAAGCCAGTTTATTCAATGATGCCTGGTGGTAAGAAGTTAACTCAGTATATTGATTGGTTCTTTGGTCAGGCTGCTAAGTTTGAAGGCAAATATAACTTTGGACCTGAATACATTATCTCATACTGGGATAACATCGCTAAGTATGCTGGAATGCTCAGCCTAGATGACTTAAAGAAATTACAGCCTAATGCCGTTAAGGCTCTTGCTCCTGTAAGCAAAGTTATTGGTGGTAAGGCTCGCGGTGTTGGTCCCGTTAATCCTGCTCTTAGAATTATTGAAAAAGAAATTGCTAGACGTCAAAAGAGTGGAGACCTTCTTGGGACTCACACTCTACAGAATATCGACAGTATTGCTGCTACCGATGCTAGCAAGAGAGTAGCAACACTATTCTATGATGCTGCTAGACAAAAACAATGGTCTCAAGCGCTACGCTTAGTATTTCCATTCGCACAAGCCCACACAAACACCATATACAAATGGGGCGAGTTGGCTTTTAAGAATCCAGTTCCTCTCTATCGTTTTGGCAAAGCGTTTGATTCCTTGACAAAAGAAGGCTCTAATACTATCTACGATGTCACAGGAATGACATACGATGATGACCAAGGATTCTTTTACAAAGACCCTAACAGCGAAGACTACAAGTTTAAAATGCCATTAGTTGGTAGCGTACTAGGTGCTTTGGCTGGCAGAAATATTGGTATGCGTGATGCGCTACAGATGACTGCTCCAGTACAATCACTAAACTTAGCATTTGGACAGGCTAATCCACTCATACCTGGCTTTGGTCCTGCTGCTCAAATGGCCTTTGTTATGTCTGGTAGGGTAAATAATTTTGGTTCAGGATACGATGTCCTACGTGACATTGTTACACCTTTTGGTGCTATCCAAAGTCCAACAGATGTGGTATTTCCATCTTGGCTAAAAAAATTAGCACTTTATGCTATGGGCGATTCTACGCTAATTAATCGTGGTATCAAAGACTGGGCATCTTATCTAGCATCTACAGGTGAATACGGAGAAGACCCGCTATCTAATGACTCTGTAAGAAATAAATTATTTAATGATGCTGAAAGCATATCCAAGGCTTTGGGTATGTGGCAAGCAGTATTCCAGAGTATTTCACCTGCTACACCTCAGGCAGAGGTACTAGCAAAAATAAAGAATCCTGATAACAAGATGAAGTTTATGACTGGCACTATGCTATACCAGTACTGGAACAAGATTCAAGAAGAGAATCCTGGTGATTACGGCGCAGCAGTGCGTCAACTTGCTGATACTTTTGGTAAGAATAACATTATGATTGCTCTTACTGAAAGCACTTCTTCTGTTAGTGGAACTGACGATGCTTGGACATTTTTAAATAATAATCCAGATACGGCAGATGTATACGCTAAATCAACCTCTGATGTTGTCCCCTACTTCTTCCCTGGTGGGGGAGAGTTTGCTGTAAAGTATTACAACTGGCAAAAGAAGAGCGGAGTTCGCAGACCTCTATCAGCAGATGAGTTAGAACGCGAAGCCGAAGGTATGATTTACGCTATGCGTAAAGACCAGATAGCCGAAGACCAAATTGCTGGTGGATACACACAGTTCTGGTATGTAGACCAAATAGCCCAACTTGATGCTGAGTTTGGTGGAAAACCACCTGAGACTATCAGAACAAGCACTGCTTTTGAAAAGGTTGACCGAATTGGCAAGGCATTGCAAGACTCAGCCTTTGCTGAATCGCCAGTCTATAGTCAGATTAGCGAGTTCTATCCTATGTTCGTAGAGTTCCAGAAACTACTCAACGACTTAAAAGTATCTAACTATGCAAGCATTAAGGCTAAAGGCGGTTACGCAACTATCTTGCGTGACAACCTTGTGGCTAAAGCAGAGATGTTAATGACAGAAAATCCATCATTTAGACGTATGTACTATGGCGTATTCGCCTCACAACTGGAAGGTTAGGTAAATGGCAGAGCAGTTCACCTCAAGCCCAGGGCCATCTGATGTAAGGAAATACCAAACAGGAAAAGGTTCTTATCAGCAAACTAAGACTGCTTTTCAGTCAATAAGCCAACAGGTTCTTTTAAGCCCTGAGGCTTTGGCTAGTGACCCATATGTTAGATACTTAGGAGCAACTGACCCGCTAGCGCAAGCACGTGAGTTTAATAAACTATATGCTGGACTTGTAGGAACTGGTCCTAGTGCTGGAACTAAATTTAATAATGCTTTCCAAGAACTACAGGCTCTTCTACGGGCTAAAGGATACTCTAAGGGTAAAAGCCCTCTAGGTATCGTAGAAGGTGCTGACCAGTCTGGTCTAACCAAGGCTATCCAAGACTCACTTGCAATGGGTCAAACAGATGTAATTCAGTTCCTTTCTGCTTTGAGCGCACGTCCAGGAAAAGGTCCTAAGCAGGTAGATACTACTACTAAGTTTAGCACTCAAATAAGCAGAGCATTACAGTTAAAAGACCTTGGTGATGCTACCAATGCCCTAACTGATTCCTTTATGCTAGCGTACAACATTGCTCCTAGTAATGAGCAAATAACAGATTTCCAAAAGAAATGGAACGCAGAAGTAAAGGCTCAAACTCCTTCTACTCAATCACGTAACCAAGTTGTTATGGTGCCAGTATATGATAGCAAAACTGGCAAGCAAAAGAAAGACAAAAACGGAAAGCCTAAGTTTAAACCACTTGTTGATGCTAAAGGCGTAAAGCAGTATGAACCAGTAACCACAAGCGATACAACGATTGCTGGCGAAGGATTTACTGCGGAAGAGCAACAGCAATTCATGGCTAATTACCTAGCCGTTAACTTTCCAACAAAACAATGGAATATGGAAAAAATTGGCGGAGCAGCCAAGACTATCTACGATGCTATGGTTCAAGTCAGTAACAATAACTTTGAAAAACCACCTACATTTGAAGAGGCAGCACCTACAATAACCAGGATTATTGGAACTGGAAATGCTGAAGTTGCTTCTCAATTGCTGGGTCAGTATCAATCAAATACTCGCAATAGCGTTGCAAAGCGCTTTATGAGCCTAGCCCCAGACATTGCTGCAGGTAATGATGCTAAACCCATAGTAGATAAATACTCAAACTTTCTTTCTGAGGCTTTAGAAACCTATATTGGAATAGATGACCCACTTATGGTTCGTATATTAAACTATAAAGATGAAAAAGGTAACTATCGTTTGCCTAATGATTTTGAATTATCTAGTTTAACTATGGACGACACTCGTAGTGCAAATACTTCTAGAGCCATAAATCAATCAGTTAACGTAGCCCAATCCCTCCAGAGTCAACTACAAATAGGATAACAAATGGACTTAAACTTATTGCTTGACTTTGATTTCTCTGGTATTGACTGGGCTAATCTTGTTTTAACTCCTACTCCTATAGCGGCACAGGAATCTGGAACAATCGGTGCAAGGTCTATTGTTGCGCAGAATCAACCAGTTAAAACTGAATCGCAACCTACAGCAACAGTTGCAGCAAGCCCTGCTTCTGTTAGAGCAAAGGAAGAAGCAGATAAAGCAAAACTTTCTTTTGATACTTCAGAGTCAACTCCAATTCGAAATTTACAAAATAAAACTTCTGTTGATAAAGCAATAGATGCGGTAGCAGAAGCACAAGCCAAATTAGATGCCTTAAAAGGCAAAGGTGATGTTTCTGGAACTGTAAAAGCATCCAAAGAACTTTCTGCTGCTAAAAGAGAACTAACTGCTTCGCAAAAAGGCGTAGACACTACAGGCAAAACTAGAACAGAAATAATTGCCGAAGAACGTAATATTGGTGTTGCTTCTAGAGTAGAATCCAGGGCTGAAAACAATGTTCTTTATGATTTAACACAACGCCCACAAGGTGGAGTCACTACTGATAATACTGGTACAAAAGTTATAGTTTATTATGGCTGGATTGGCGGTAGAGAAGACGGCAAATGGGAACCATTTAAGGCTGAAGCAACTCCAGAAAATATAATTAAATATGGAGCGCGGGCTTTTGGTGGAGAAACTAAAGCAAGTGCCGAAAATATTAGAGGCACTATTACATTACAAAATCAACCAACTAGAACTTATGATGAAGAAGGTAACCCAGTATTTCTCATAGGCGATACTGCTCTTACTGTTGATGGTTTCCAAAAGAAAAATACCGTTAAGTTTTCTGGCGGTATTAGCGATACTGAAAGCAGTGATTCTTTATATGATGCAAAACGAGCATCTGGTTATGGAATGGATGCCGCTGGAAATCAGTATCGTGGCGTTGGAAATGCAGCAAATTTATTTACTATAAACGGTAACCCATTTACTGGAACCTGGCAAGGTAAAACCTATCAGAATGGTATATTAACAACTACAAGCGGAACTAAAATAACAGATGGTACTCTAGATACTAATGGAACAACTGGCACCGCTTCAAATAGTACAGATGTACTTAAAGCAATGTTACGAGGTATGGGGTTCAACTCATCTATCATAGATGCCTCAACTTCATTCTTATCGTCTTTGTTAAAAGATGGATTAGATTACGATAATGCTGTAGCAATATTTCTTAATTCAAAAGATTATACTACTAAAAATGGTGCTAAACTAGAATCACCATTCTATGCTGAGTATGGATATCTTAATGAAGGTCTAGTTAGAACTAAAACTCCTGCAGAACTTTATAATGCTGTAGAAGGCTACAAAGAAATTAACGATAAATACAAGTTAAACAGTAAATTTGTATCTAAAGATTATCTAAAGCAATACGTTAAGAATAACGTAACAGTTGCGCAACTTGATGAGAGAGCAAATACTGCAAGGCTTAAGGCTATCAATTCTGACCCTGCATATCTAGAGTCTTTGCGTCAATTAAAGTATATATCTGATTCAACTGATTTAACTGACTTTTTCCTTGACCCAAAGATAGGTCAAGAGACATTAGAACAAAAGAGGGCTACCGCAGCCTTCTCTACTGAGGCTATTCGTCGTGCTGGACAAGGCATTACATTCGATGCTACAAGATTTGAAAAGGCTGCTACTGGTCTACTAGGACTTGGATTAAATGAAGCGCAAATCGGAGCATCAGCAGCACAAGGTTTTGAAAATATAGCGCAAAATCTAAAACCTACTGCCAAACTTGCTTCAATTTATGAAAGAATGCCAGCAAGTGATATTACTGAAATTCAGAAAGAACTAGAAGCAGAAGAGTTCTTAGGAACAGCATCTGAACGCAGAAAACGACTTAGGGAAAGAGAAATAGCAGAATACTCAGGACAAGCAGGAACTGCTAGAGGAGTTTCCCTTACAAGGTCTAGAGCAGGCATAATATAGAATCCCGACACGGACCAACCAGCCCCGTGCGGTGTATAAGACTGGTAGTATGAGCCAATATCAATTCCCCGATTAATATTGAGGCATACGCTAACTACTAACAAAGGGAGAGGTTGCTATGAGCAACGACCGCGATAACTACTGGGACGACGATGATGAAGATGATGATACAGCGCAATCTGACTTCAACAACGCCGATACAGACCTCGTTAAGAAACTTCGTAAGGCTTTAAAAGCCGAACAGAAGAAAGCAAAGGAATTAGAATCAACTCTTGGTGAGTTGTCTAAAGCCCAACGAGAGCGGGTACTTAAGGATGTTCTTACATCCCGTGGTGTAAATACCAAAGTGGCAAAATTCGTACCGACTGATTTAGATGCTTCTGAAGAAGCAATTACATCGTGGCTCGACCAGAATGCTGATGTGTTTGGATTTGAAGTCCAACCTAAGCAGGAAATCGACCAAGACGATATACAAAATCTACGTCAAATGGATAATGTCGCAAGAGGTACATCATCACCAAATAGAGCGCAAGACCTAGAGATGCGATTGGCAAATGCTCAATCCGAGGATGAAATCCTTTCTCTATTGCGTTCGCAAACCCAATCCTAATTATCTAGTCACTTGGAGGTGACAAATGGCTAACGCCTTTACATCAACGGGCTCCGCAACACTCGGAGGCACCGTAGGTGGCGCAGGTTTAGTACAGAAGGCATATGACCGTCTTCTCGAATTCGCCCTCCGCTCAGAACCACTACTTCGTTCTGTAGCAGATAAGCGTCCTGCCCGCCAGGCAATCCCAGGCTCAACCGTAGTGCTACAGCGCTATGTTGACTTGGATGCAGCAACAAGCACTCTGACTGAAACAACAGACCCAGATGCAGTTGCACTTACTACCCCAACATCAGTAACCATTACTCTTAACGAGTACGGTAATGCTGTTCTTGTAACCCGCGCTCTTGAGTTATTCTCATTAGCAGACGTAGACCCAGCAATTGCAAATATCATTGCATACAACCTTGCTGATTCTATTGACAAGGTTGTTTCAACAACTCTTATCGGCGGAACTAACGTAATCTACAGCGGTTCAACCGCTACAAGCACTGCTACAATTACTGCTGCTGCAACAATTGATTCAGCAGATATTCGCAAGGCTGTTGCTAAATTACGTGCTAATAAGGCCAAGGCTCGCCGTGGTTCTTACTACTGGTGCGGTATCCACCCAGAAGTTTCCCACGACCTGCG